TCTCCACAAATGCGAGTATTTTTATAAGAAAGATGAACAGGAATTTTAGACATTCGGGAAGACTCTTCTATCCAAAAGATATGCATTAAATTTAGAGTAACCCAAGTCAACGGTAGACCCATTAAAATACCATTTGTATTTAGTCTACTTAATATACCAGTCTCTTCAGGGTAGATTAGAATCTAAGGACCTAGACAGTAAGAGAGTGTTCTCAAGTCCTACTCGTTGAATATGCGTATGATTAAACCATACCAAAGAGCTAGAGAGAGTTCATGCGACATTCTATCAGATGCCGCCGACAAATCAGACGACAGAAACATATTGCTTGTTTTTCCTAGTTTGAGCTCGTTTAGAGCCTCTTCTCTTTTTCCGAGTAAGACCGTCTTGACACGGCTGTCTTTGCTAAGTACGTTCATCATCCCTTTTCGAAGCCTTTGAGCTTGGATGATTAGACCAGGGTGAGATTTTGTAACTATACGGTTTTTGTTTCCTTCAGAAGGAACGTTCATGACCACGTTAATTGGGACCCCGAAAGGAACCAGTCGACCGTCGTGACCAAGACGTTAAGCCTAGCGATGTAAAGACACCTAGCTCGTAGTATAGCCGTTATCGGGAATGTTTTCGACCATAGGAATACAATCATTTGATCCATAGGTAAACTTCTCGAAATCTTCGAAAGCACGTTAGACTAACTCGTTTGTCACATCTTAATGAGTTATAGATTCCGGAACAAAGCGTTCTAGATTCTAGAAATCATCGGGTAACGTCGATCTGAGTCTGTCAATATATTAAGACATACCGCCAACCTCTTTCTGTCTACTAAATAGCAGATTGCTGGATTGCGTCGTTGGTAGTTCGTGAGGAATACTAAACATTCTTTTCAACTCCTCGTCTGTGTACTTGCTGAAGTAGCGTACACTATGGTCTTAAGCTTTCTTAATCTCAACCAAATCTTATTTCTTCCAATCATAGTCATTTCTATATAAATCCTTCTCATTACCATTGAGTATAGCCTATCCGAATCCTCCGCAAAGGGGTTCCAAGAGAGTCATGTTTTTGACATGCTTTTCGAAAGCGTCAACTCCCTGATTATCAGTAAAGAAAGGCTTTGGTAATGCTCGAGCAAGAGAACTCATTTGAATATGAATAAAGCGCCTATTTCTAAGATATTAAAAGTGTAGAGACTTATGTCCATTAAGAGTGATTAACTTATAGACAATTTTCTCGAAGCCCGATATCTTTAATTTAGATGTATAGTTCTGTTTATCAGAAGCTAGTTCTCTCATATGCTCTGCTTATTGTTTCAAATTTTTAATATATCCTTGAATTGAGTCCTATCGTTTAACTATAGAACCGAATACTGCTTTAACACAGTAAAGTTCAGTTCGAAGTTGGACCTGAAGGTAGTAGCATTCTACAGACCTTCGATGGAAACTCGCAAATGAAAGACATATTGAATGCTGAATAGCCCCAATAAGCTTGAAGA